TTTGCGCGGTTTTTGGTTAGACTCAAACCATGACTGAACTGCGCATCGAAACCGTAAACATTGCAAGCCTCACGCCGGATCCTGCCAACGCCAGGAAGCATGACGGCAAGAACCTAAACGCAATCGCCAGCTCGCTCGAAAAGTTTGGACAACGCAAGCCGATAGTTGTAACGCCAGACTCAATCGTGGTGGCCGGCAACGGCACACTTGAAGCTGCAAAGAGTTTGGGCTGGACAGAGATTGCAATCGCCAGAACTCCAGTCGGCTGGACATGGGATCAAATAAAAGCATTTGCGCTCGCAGATAACAGAACCGCAGAACTCGCAGAGTGGGATGACAAGGTCCTTGCTGACCAGTTGCTCGAACTGGATGCCAACGGCTGGGACTTAAAAGATATCGGATTCGAAACTTTAGAACCGCCAGCATTGGTTGAGATTTTAGAAGAAGATCAGATTCCAGGATTGCCTGCAGAAGCAACAGCAAAGATGGGCGAGATTTATCAACTAGGCCGTCACCGATTGATGTGCGGCGACAGCACAAACAAGACACACGTAGACAAACTTATGGATTCGCAGCTCGCAGATTTAGTCGTTACTGATCCGCCTTACAACGTCGCCATTGAAAACAGTCAAGGAATGACAATTCAGAATGACGACATGAGCAATCAAGAATTCAAAAACTTTCTAACTATGTGTTTTAAGAATTTAGAATCAAGCATGAAACAAGGCGGAGCCTTTTATGTTTGGTACGCATCCAGAGAACACATCAACTTTGAGAGTTCGCTAATTGATGCCGGCTTTAAAGTCAGGCAACAACTTATCTGGAATAAGAACACATTTATTCTTGGCAGGCAGGACTACCACTGGAAGCATGAGCCATGTCTCTACGGTTGGAAAGACGGAGCCGCGCATTACTTCATGGATGATAGAACACAATCCACCATGCTGGAAAACAAAAAATCAAACGTAAATTCTATGAGCAAAGAAGAAATGCAAGAACTTATCAAGGAACTACTAAGCGACAAGATAAGCACAACAGTTCTGAACGAGGACAAACCCAGCGTAAACGATTTACATCCAACAATGAAACCAATCAAACTCATCGGCAGACTTATCAAAAATAGCAGCAAGCAGAATGAAATCGTGCTGGATTTATTCGGCGGTTCGGGAAGCACATTGATCGCAGCTGAGCAGATAGGCCGTAACTGTTTTATGATGGAATACGATCCCAAATACGTAGACGTGATTATCAAGCGGTGGGAAAACCTAACAGGACTTGAAGCACAACTCATCGAGGAGTAAAAAATGGCTCCACGTGGCAGACCACCAAAACCAATCGAGCAGAAGCGGCTAACTGGCAACCCAGGAAAGCGCACACTTCCAGACCAGAAAGAATTGGTCTTGCTTCCTTCCGCATACTCAATCCCAGAACCATCACGCCAGTTGCTAACAGCCGGGCAGGAGCTATGGGATCGCATCTGGGGAATGGGCCAGACATGGCTAAGCCCAAATACTGATGTGGATTTATTGCTGATGACTTGCGAACTTTTAGACGAACGCCGCAACTTAAGAATTCAGGTATTACAAAACAACAGGCCAGACGAACGCAAATCCCTGCGAGAGTTAGACCGGCAGCTCGTGGCCAACCTTTCCCTTTTAGGATTTACACCTACAGACAGATCAAGGCTCGGCGTGGCAGAAGTTAAACGACAATCCAAACTAGAAGAATTGAAGGCACGTGCCAGCCAAAATTGAGTCATGGCCTCCGACATGGCTGACACCAGTTAACAAAGCCGCACTCACAAAGTCGCGTGGCACACAGGTATCCGACTTCATAGATACCTTCGCAATTCAGACAAAGGAAACAGTTGCTGGATACGCAGGCGACAAGATGCAGCTGCGCGAATGGCAACACGAACTCATGCGTCATTTATTTGCAGTGGGAACCGATGGCAAGTTTAGACACAGGACAGCTCTGATCGGCATGGCTCGCAAGAACGGCAAGAGCGCACTCGGCTCCGGCATTGGACTCTGGTCGCTAATCATGGGGCCAGAAGGTGGCGAAGTCTATTCATGCGCAGCCGACAAGGATCAGGCTCGAATTGTTTTCAGCGATGCCAAAAGAATGATCGAAGCCGAACCAGAGCTGGCTGAACTTTGCAACGTGTACCGAGATGCAATCGAAGTCCCGGCAACAGGTTCCGTCTACCGAGTTCTATCAAGTGAGTCCTATTCGAAAGAAGGACTAAGCCCTACCTGCGTTATTTTTGATGAACTGCACGCCAGCCCAAACCGTGAACTCTTTGACGTTATGCAGCTCGGAATGGGCGCAAGGCGTGAGCCAATGCTCATCGCAGTAACAACAGCCGGAGTCAAAGCAGATTCATCTGGCCAGGATTCAGTCGCGTACAGCTTGTATCAATACGGCAAGCGCGTAGCGCAAAAGGAAATAGAAGATCCCAGTTTCTTCATGGCTTGGTGGGAAGCAGAAGCAGAAGCAGATCACCATCTCGAACTTACCTGGAAACAAGCGAATCCAGCATTCGGAGATTTGAACGACCCCAAAGATTTTGAAGCAATGGTCAAGAGAACCCCAGAAGCAGAGTTCCGGACAAAGCGATGCAACCAATGGGTGAGCAGTCAAACCGCCTGGCTTCCAAACGGAGCATGGGAGCAGCTCGAAGTCCAGCGAGAGATCACGCCAGACATTCCAATCGTTCTGGGTTTCGATGGCTCATTCAGTGGCGATGCTTCCGTGATCGTGGGAGTTACATGCGAAGAACAGCCGTACGTATTCATGGTCAAGGCTTGGGAAAAGCAACCAGAAGATGTAGACGATTGGCGCGTAGACATTTTAGAAGTTGAAAACACGATCATTGAATTCTGTGGAACACACAATGTGAGAGAGATTGCATGCGACCCGTTCCGTTGGCAACGAACAATGCAGGTATTAGATGAAGCAGGATTCCCAATCGTTGAGTGGCCTTCCACTTCTCCAGCTCGTATGGTTCCAGCATGCGCGAAGTTTTATGATGCGGTGGTTGCTAACAAGCTGACCCATGACGGAAATCCGTTATTGCTAAGGCACTTGCAGAACGCAGTTGTAAAGACCGACAGACTAGGGCCACGCATTGTGAAAGAACATCGTGGCTCGCCACGAAAGATTGATGCGGCGGTTGCTAGTATCATAGGATTTGATAGGGCAACTGTTTCCAGAGAAGAACCAGTCGTGCCTCAGTTCTTTAGTTTCTAGGAGTTGCAATGATCCCGTCAATTTTGCAAGTGATAGGTCTGGCAACAATTTCCATCGGCCTCGGTTTATTTATCCTGCCATTAGGAATAGTCGCAGCTGGCGTAAGCATTCTGCTAGTCGGCCTTGCATTTGAGAAGGGTAAGTAATGCTCGGAAATTTAACAGGTCGCAACCAAGAAGAACGTGCGATAAGTTTTCAATCGGTCTGGGGTGCAGGCGATTCCTTCGCATTCACTACTGAAGCCGGCACAAACATAGATGAGAACCAAGCAATAAAAATCAACGCTTTCTATGCCTGCGTTCTTTTAATTTCTGACACCATTAGTACTCTGCCAGTTGATGCCTTCCGCAGAATAGATGGTGACCGCGTACCGTATCGCCCACAGCCGGCATGGGTTCAGCGACCAGACGTAGACCTACTGCGATCAGAGCATTATCAACAAGTTCTGATTTCGCTATTGCTAGACGGCAATGCATTCGTTCGAGTGTTCCGGGACAACTCAGGCCAGGTCATAAACCTAGTCGTCATTGATCCAACAAGAGTGACCGTTACGCGCAACAAGGTAACTCGTGAGATCGAATACATAATCGACGGCTCAAATGAAAATATTGTAAGCAAGCGCGACATGCTGCAGATTACAGAAATGCGCAAGGCTGGCGAGCTGCGTGGAATGTCCCGTGTTACTGAACTCAAAGATAACTTGGGTCTATCTAGTGCCTTGCAATCCTTCGCTTCTCGTTTCTTTGGACAGGGCGCAACAACAACAGGAATCATCGAAACCCCACAAGGACTCAACAGCGACCAGGCTAAGCAGCTCGTCGATGGATTCAATGCACGTCATAGCGGATGGCGCAAAGCTCACAAGACTGGCCTACTTACAGGCGGCGCGAAGTTTGTGCGTACCGGAGTAAACCCAGACGAAGCCCAGATGCTAGACAGCCGGAAGTTAGCCATTGAAGAAGTGGCTCGCATGTTCAGAGTTCCGCCACACATGATCGGCATCACTACACCAGGCGCAATGTCATACGCCAGCGTGGAGCAAAACAATATCAACTTTGTAACTCACACCCTCCGCCCATACGTCGCAAAGATTGAAGATGCCTACAGCGCACTTCTTCCAGACGGTGCATTCATCCGCTTCAACGTAGACGGATTACTGCGCGGTGACTTTGCTACACGCATGAACGGATACTCGATTGGATCGCAGGCAGGATTCCTAAGTGTTAACGACATTAGAAGATTTGAAGATTTACGACCAGTTACCGGCGGTGACGTTTATCGCGTTCCTTTGGCTAACGTGGATCTTGGTGCTGCTTCACTCGTTGAAACAGACAAGCGAGTCACGATGGCTCAAAAACTTATTCTGTCAGGTTTTGA